ATTGAAGATAGAAAAGAAGACGAAAAGATTGTAAAATCTTTTGAAACAAAGGATTCATTATCTGACCAGATTTTTGACGCGTCAGATAAAAAAATTGTTATGCGTGATGACATAAGAAAAAGATTGTTGGAAATTTCTGATAATTTTATTGAAACGTTAGGAATTGAATTATTCATACACGACATCGTATTAACTGGTTCATTATCAAATTATAATTGGTCCCACTATTCTGATGTGGATTTACACATATTAGTGGATTTTAATGAAATCGATGGTATGGGTGATAAGGATTCTAAAATTCTTTACACAATAATGAAAGAATTTTTCGATGCAAAGAAAAACGTTTGGAATGAAAAACACGACATTAAAATAAAAGGTTTTGATGTTGAATTATACGTTCAAGATGTTAATGAGGAACATATTTCTTCTGGTGTATATTCAGTTTTACATAATGAATGGGTTATTGAACCTAAAAAAGAGACCCCTAACATTGACGATAGAATGATTCTTGAAAAGGGGGAATATTATGCAAAATTAATTGATAGTTTAATTATTAAGAGTAAAAAAGGTAATGTATTACCTAAGATTGAACAACTAAGAAAAAAAATAAAAGAGTTTAGACAGAGTGGGTTAGAGTCGGGTGGAGAATATTCATATGAAAATTTAACCTTCAAATTACTTCGTAGAAACGGATACATAGAAAAACTATTAAAATTAAAAACAGACGTTACAGATAAGAAATTGTCCATAACGCAATAAAGAACCTTATTTTTTTCCCTATATCTATGTATTTATAGGATAAGAATAAGTTTATCTTAATAAATAAAAAAATGGCAGATTTAAAACCCCTTGGTAGTGAAAAGCTTAACGGAGACGATAAATTAAAAAGAATCCTCGAGTTAACATACTACAAAAACAACAATAAAAAGGAAACACCTTCAAAAGCAGAGTTAGTAAAAGAATCTAAAAATGGTGGTGTTTATGGTATTGTTAAAGAAAAAGACGCTTACTATGTTAAGAGAGGTCTTAATGAACAATCATTAGATTATATCGGTGGTATGTTTATGAAGAATAAAAATAAATTCTCATCATACGCTGAGGCATATAAAAGACTTGAGTTATTAAAAGGTCAAGAAGAATTACAAGAAGCCACAAAATATGTGTTAAAGTCTTCTAGTACAAAAACAGAAGCACCAGCAACTGAACCATCAATGGATGCGGCACCAATGCCATCTCCAGATATGGGTGCTGAAGCTCCGACTCCAGATATGGGTGCTGAGGCTCCATCTCCTGAATCGGAAGTACCATCTCCGGATGCTGCGGGTGACGAAACAATGTCACCAGATGCTGAAGGTGGTGAAAGTAAGCGTTCAGATTATATGGCTGAAGCTCAAAAATATGCAGGTAAATTAGGTCAAGAATTAAGAGATTTACGTGAAAAAATGGAAAGTGATGACATCAAGTACATTTTAAATATGATTATCTCAGCCGTTGATTTAGATAAATTAGAAGATGATGACATTGAGGAAATCGGTAAGAAGTTTGAGCGTGAGGAAGAAGAAGGTGGAGAAACTTCAGGAGAAGAAATGCCAACACCTGAAGATGAAGTTCCTGCTGAAGAACCATCATCTGAAGATGATTTAGGTGAAACTATGGACGCGTTAGAAAGATTTATATCTACACCAATAGATGAAACTGATATCGATGAGGTGGATTTATCAAATTATACAGATTCTGAAGTTAAAGAAGATGAATCAAGTAATGATTTTAATTCATTATCACACGCTGATTTAAGTAAATTTGATATGGGTAATCAGGAAGATGAAGACATTCAAGAAATTGATTTAGAAGAGATAAAAAATGATATAAACCAAGCAATTGGAGAAAGATTAAGCAAATATTTCAAATAAAAAATGCATCTTATCTATGTCAATGAAATTGGAGCCGATTACAAAGGTCAAAAACAGTACGAATTCATCTTTAGTGAGTCTACTGAAATTGATATGGAAGAATGGTTTATCATACCATCATCAGCATCATCACAATCAAAATCTCCCGAAGTAGAATATATTGATTTAGTAGGGTTAGTTAAAAATACAGATTTACAATTAGAATTAGTTCAAAACTCCGATTATTTCGGAGTTATTGATGCTGTGGATGGTGTAATTTCATTAGCTTGGGAAAAATTTGATTATGATTCTGAATTTGATAGATTAACTTTCAAATTTGGAGAATCATTAGAGAGTGTAACAAAAAAATTAAAATTAAGAAGTTATCTTCTAATAAAAGAAGAAATTAAATTCAAAGACATATGAAAAGAAGTGAAATCGTTAATCAATTAATGAATGAAGGTTTTTCTGAAAAAACATTAGCACAGTTAAGTGATAAACAATTAAACGGTTTAGCGGAAAGAATATTAGGTGAACAAGTAACACCAATGCCACCAAAACAACCAGCGTTAAAAATTGGACCTAAGGGTGGTGAGTTACCTCCAAGTCCAAAAGGATATACTATTAGTCAAAATCCTACAGACAAATCAATAATTGCAGTTGCTAAAGAATCTGAAGTTAGTGAGGAATTAAAAGGTAATCAAAAGAAAATAGATAAAAACCATAACGGTAAAATTGATGCTCAAGATTTTAAAATCTTAAAAGGTCAAAAGAAAAAAGGTGATGTCAATGAATTATTACGTTTTTATGATGACGATGGAAATCCAATAAAAAACAAAAAAGGAGAACAAGACGCCGTATCAACAAAAGATAAAGATTTTGAGAAAAAAGTTAAAACTAAAAAATCTGAAAAAAATAAAGAAGACAAGAAATCGTCAAGTGAAGTTTCAGAAGTTAAAACTTGGATTAAAGGATTGGTTGAAAATGAAAAATTTCATAGTTTCACATCAAAAAATGAAATTATGGATTTAATTCAAGCAAAATTAAATGAAGGTGAAAAACACGAATACGGACCAAATGTTAAAACAGGTCACAACGGTTTACCTGAGTTTATGACATATGATGCAATAAAATCAAGTGCACCAACCACAAAACCCGCACCTACAAAACCTAAAGTAGACCCAGGTACTAAACCTAAAACTCCATATCAACCAGGGCCAGGAAAAAATCCAAAACCGAAAGCTGGTTTAAGAAATTTACCTGAGAATGAGGTTACAGAGTTAGATCACCAAGAACTTACAACATCAGATAGATTTGAAAAATTAAGAACAGCATTGGCTAAGAATACTAATGTAAGTGTTGCCTATGTAAAAAAAGACGGTACAGTACGTCATATGTTGGTTAAAAGATTTATGTCATCATATGTACCAAGTGACAGAGAGAAATCTGAAAAACAAATGAACATTAATCAAAATCACGATGTGAAAAGAGTTATTGATGTTAATGCATATATCAAAGGTTTAAGAGAAACTAATGGTGATAAAGAATTGGCAGCTAAAAAAGCTTGGAGAACTATAAATTTAAGAGATGTTCTTGGTTTTATGGTAAAGGGTGAATTTATTGATTTACGTGATGAAAACGAAATTCAACAACGTTTTGGTGATGATGTTAATAATTCATTAACTAAGTCAATGGTAAATGCGATGCAAGCCGAAGAAAATAACGCCGAAATGGAAGTTGCATAATTTTAAAAAATAAATTCATAAAAATGAGGTTTACTAAAGAAAAATTGTTATCTTTAATCAAAGAAAATATTGATGAGATGGCGATGGATTTTGATACACAAGATAGACCTGACCAAGGACTACAAAATACACTACAAGCGGGGGACACTCCGTTAAAAAAAGTTCCATTCCCTAAAACCGGCGATGAACCTAATAAAAATTTCCAAGAATTATTAGCATCTGAAAGATACAGACAAGTTGTTAGTAGAATTAGAGAATATACAGGTTTAAACACTAGTTTGAATGGTATGCAAGGTATGATGCCATTAGCACAAATGATGCAAGATGCTCATAATCAAATCATTAGAATTGAACAAAGTAAGAGAGAGGAGTTAGAACAATTAGCAATCGAATTAGTGGTAAAAGAAATGAGTATTCCTGAGGGGGCATTTAATTTTGACGCTAAGATTGTTGGTTTGGGTGAAATTGATACGGAGGACTTCAATAATTCAATGGAACAACAACCAAACATTGACCCTGTTGAAATTGAACAAGATTTATTTACTGATTTAGAACAACTTAATTTAGAAAAGGCTAAAAGAAGATTAATCAATAGTATGGTACAAGGTGCTTCTAAAAGAGGTCACTATATGTATCATTTAGTTGGTGATAGAATTAGAGAAATCACAGGTTCAGAAAATTTAATTAGCCTATATGGTGTTTTAATGTCAATTAACGACACATTATATTGGCAAATTAGTGATGAACAAATGCAAATGATGATGGGAGGTGGCGGAGGAGAAGCCTCTATCGGAGGTAAAGAATCTGTTGATAGAAACACAACACCACCAACAATTATCGCAAGAGCTGTTAACTTTCCAATATTAGTTCACGAACTTATTAAAGGAGTTATGGAAGTTTTTGCAATTCAAGGTAGACCTGAAGATGAAGAAGGATATGATGAAGTTGAAAATTCTGAAGATACTTTAAAAAATGAAATGTGGGACTTAAGATTAGGACCTGCAATTTGGGATAGAATCAGAAGTCAATTTCCTGACGAGATAATTTTTGATAATACTGAATTACAAAATTATTTATTGGTAGAAATCTTCAAATTACCTGCTAAGAAGTTTTTAGTTTTAATGAGAGAAGTAATTTCTCAAACCGAAAGAGGTAAAAAATTATTAGAAGAGATTGTTGAAGGAATTAAAAAAATGTTAAATGACCAAGACTATGAAGATGTAATGAGTCAATTTGAAAGTGATTTAAATGATGCAGAACAAGAATTAGAATCTGAAAATTTTGACTTCGATGGTTGGTTAAATTCAATGGGTATTAGTAGGTCAACTGAAGACGATGATGAAGACGAAGATGACGGTGGTGAATTAGTACCAGTACGTTAAAATAATTGAAAGGTGGTTTTAAACCACCTTTTTTCATATTTATATATATGAATTCAAAAATAGAACAACTTAAGGAATATGCGAGGATTATTAAAGATACTCCATATGCACTTAAAACTTATTTACAAACATACGATAATACTCAAAAGAAATTTGTTCCATTAGAATTATTTCCTGACCAAGAACAGTTAATCTTGGATTATGACAAATACAATGAGAATATAACAAGAAAATATAGACAGGCGGGGGTATCAACTGTAACGTCTGCTTGGATATCAAAAAAATTACAATTAGCAAAACCCGAAAATCCTGAGAGAGTACTTGTTATTGCAAATAAAAGAGATACTGCAATTGAAATGGCAAATAAAATTCGTCATTTCTTAGAACAATGGCCTGAATGGATTAATGTTGGATTTTCACCTGATAAAAACTCAGAAAGTAGATTTAGATTAAATAATGGTTCTGAAGTTAAGGCGGTTGCAACGTCTGCAGATGCTCTTCGTGGTTTCACACCAACTATACTTGTATTTGATGAGGCCGCTTATATCGAAGCTGGTGAAGATTTCTGGGCGGCATCTATGGCCTCTCTATCAACGGGAGGTAAAATTATATTAATTTCTACACCTAATGGTTACGACCCAATTTATTATGGTGTTTATGACCAAGCAATTAGAGGATTAAATGATTTCCATATTACCGATTTAAGATGGTTTAAAGATCCTCGTTATACTAAAGATTTACGTTGGGTAAAATGTAGTGACATATGTCATTATATGTTGAATAGAGAACAATATGATGATAATGAAGTGGTTCTATATGATTTCGATATAACAAAATATCAAGAACTTGAAGAACAGGGATATAAACCATTCTCATCTTGGTTTGAATCTATGTCTAAAAAATTCAAATATGATAGACGTAAGATTGCTCAAGAATTGGAATGTGATTTCTTAGGTTCGGGCGATGGTGTAATTCCAGGTGATATACAAGAGAATATTGCAAAAAATATGATTCGACAACCTATCGAAAAATATATGCAAGGTACTTTTTGGCAATGGAAAGAACCAATTCAAGGACATCGTTACATTATGGGTGTCGATGTAAGTAGAGGTGATAGTGAAGATTTTTCTGCCATTAGCATTGTAGATTTCGACGATAGAGAACAAGTGGTGGAATATGTTGGCAAAATACCACCAGATGATTTAGCCTCAATTTGTTATAAGTGGGGTATATTATATGAAGCATTTATTGTAATTGATATTACGGGGGGTATGGGTATTGCAACATCAAGAAAGTTACAAGAAATGAATTATAAAAATTTATATATTGATGGTGTAAACACACAAAATATTTGGGATTACAACAGAAAAGCAATGGAAAAAATCCCCGGTATAAATTTTAATAATAAAAGAACCCAAATTGTTGCTGCGTTTGAAGAACAACTTAGAAAAGGATTTGCTGTTAGGTCTAATAGATTATTAAATGAATTAAACACATTTGTTTATATAAATGGAAGACCCGACCATATGAAGGGTGCTCACGATGATGCAATTATGAGTTTATCTATGGCTTTGTATGCCGGTGATATGTGTTTCAATCAATTACAAAGAAATACTGCGAAAAATGTGGCAATGATGGAGTCTTGGACATTATCTGAAAGAACTTATGAGCCACAAAAATCATTTTATTCTTATGGACAGGCATTCGACCAAATAGGTTCTATGGGTATGGATAATTCAATGTACGGGTCAAATAGAAGTCAACAAGTGTCATCAGAACACTATAAAGAATATTCTTGGTTATTTGGTAAACCAAGATAATGTTTCGTTTATCAAAAATTAAGTTTATATTATAAAGAAAAGTATTTATATACAATGGCAGACCAAAATTTAACCGTATTTCAGAAATTAACAAGGATGTTTGGATTTCCAGGTCAAACAAGACCTGAACAAATGCCGTCGTTTAATTTCAGTAAAGACGAATTATTAAAAACAGATAGTAGAGAAGAGTATGAAAAGGCAATGTTGCAAGCACAACAAAGTCAATACATTGCTGATAAATTTACCAAACTAGACCAATCACTATATAACCAATCGGTTTATTACGAACCAAATAGATTGGCGGCATATTATGATTATGAATCTATGGAGTTTACTCCAGAAATTTCTGCAGCATTAGACATATATGCGGAAGAATCTACAACATTATCAGAAAAAGGAAATATATTAGAAATTTATTCAGAGTCGGATAGGGTTAAATCAATCCTTGAGGATTTATTTGTGAATAAATTAGATATTAACACTAACTTACAAATGTGGACTAGAGGTCTTTGTAAGTATGGTGATAACTTTGTTTATTTAAAAATAGACCCCGAAAAAGGATTAATTGGTTGTCAACAATTACCTAATATTGAAATTGAAAGAATAGAAGGTGCTTCATCTAAGACACCTAATCAAAAAAATGAAAAAACTCCAAGTCGTGAATTAAGATTCCAATGGAAAAACAAAGATATGGAGTTTCAAGCTTGGGAGATTGCTCACTTCAGATTATTAGGTGATGATAGAAAGTTACCATATGGTACTTCTATGTTAGATAAGATTAGAAGAATTTGGAAACAACTTTTACTTGCTGAAGATGCGATGTTAATTTATAGAACATCAAGAGCACCTGAAAGACGTGTATTTAAAATATTTGTTGGAAATATGGACGATAAAGATATTGAACCATATGTACAACGTGTTGCAAACAAATTTAAAAGAGACCAAATAGTTGACGGTAGAAATGGTCAAGTTGATATGAGATATAATCAAATGGCCGTAGACCAAGATTATTTCATTCCTGTCCGTGACCCAGGTCAAGCTAATCCAATTGAAACATTACCAGGAGCTCAAAACTTAGGTGAAATAGCTGATATTGAATATATTCAAAAGAAAATGTTGGCAGCACTTCGTATTCCTAAAGCATTCTTAGGTTTTGAAGAAGTTGTTGGTGAAGGTAAAAGTTTGGCATTAATGGATATTCGTTTTGCCAGAACGATTAATAGAATTCAAAAATCAGTAATACAAGAATTAAATAAGATTGCGTTAGTACATCTTTATTTAATGGGATTAGAAGATGAACTAAACAATTTTAGTCTTTCATTAACTAACCCATCTGCTCAATCTGATTTATTAAGAATTGAAACTTGGAAAGAAAAGATTACGTTATACAAAGACGCAACATCTGACCAATCACAAGTTGGTATCTTGCCAGTTTCACATACTTGGGCTAAGAAAAATATTCTTGGTATGAGTGATAGCGAAGTTATACTTGACTTACAACAACAAAGACTTGAACGTGCTATGGGATTTGAATTAACAAATACTCAAAACGTTATTAAACGTTCGGGTGTGTTTGATGAAGTTGATGCTAAGTACGGTATACCTGAGGAGGAAAGAGAAAAGGCTATGGCTAACGCATCTGCTGAAGGTGGTGGAATGGATATGGGTGGTGGAATGGGAGCTGCACCAGCACCTGCTGAAGGTGGAGGAGAATCTGCGCCATTATCAGAATCTAAAAAATCTAAAATATTAGGTATGTTAGGTGAAGAAGAAATGAAATTTAGTGATTTATTTGATATGGATAAAGCACAACAGAATATTTATGAAATAGAGACAAAAATAAAAGACATACTAAACGATTAAAAATGAAAAAATTCGGTATTGTAAAAACCAAAATATTAAATAAATTAATTGAATATTATTCTAATGAGAATAAAGAAGAGATTAAAAACGTTTTAGGTTTAATTAAAGAAAATAAGGAATTTAAAGAAATGTATGTTTTCTATGAAGAAATTGAAAACAAATACATTGAAAATAAAGAAGAGGCTCAACTATACGTTGAAACATTGGAAGATGTTCTAAAAGAGAAAATGGTTAATTTAAACCAATTTTGTCATAGAATTAATAATGCGATGAATCAAGAAGATATCTACGAAAGTGAAATTTACGAGGCGTTAGATACATTAACTGAAGATGACACATTATCAAATATTGAAAATAAAGTTAAATCAAAAACAAAATTAGTAGAGCATTTAACAACTAAAAAAGAAACTGTTGAAAATAGTGAATCCACTGTGGTTCCTAATGAATCTTTATTGCAAGCGGTTTTAACAAATAATTTTAATGTTTTATATTCTAACACATTATCTGAATCACAAAAAGAAGAATTAAAAAATATATTAGCAATACCTTATGATGAATTGTCATCTAAAACAGAAGAGTTAAAAGAGTCAATTGTGAATCAAGTAGGTACAATATTGAGTGAATCAAATGATACTGATTTAACCACTAAATTAAATAAAGTAAAAGATGAGGTTCAGAATATGAAACTCAGTAGATACAATTACTACAGATTAACAGAATTAAAAAATGGTCTTAATTAAGACCATTTTTTATTTGTTGAACATACTTCGCTTTCAAAACTTCTTTTCTTCTAATAACTGAAGGTTTTACAAATTCTTGTCTTTCCCTTAATTTTTGAATCTGTTTAGTTCTTTGCACCTTACTCTTGTAAGTTCGCAACGCACTTTCTATGCTCTTTTCTTTGGATAAATCGATAATAATCATATTATTAATAATTACTTTACAAATATACAAAAATTTTTTTGGATTTTTAAGTTTTTTTCATTATAATTTATATAACACCATAAAATATATATAATATGATAATTTAATGAAAATTGGTAAGTATATTCCATTGGGAACATACAAAGATGTAAAAATTGGGTATGGAACGGTAGATTTTAAAAATTTAAAAACAATTTACCTAAAATTTAACTCCTGGGTTCAACCAGAAAATGAAAGCGATGATTTTGATTATACAATTTCAAAATCAAGAAGAACAATTAAAGAAATAATTTACAATTTACAAAATGTAAATTTTAAACGACAATCGATTGTTGATTTAGATATTCGCACTAAAGGAATTAAACTTGAAAAGAGGTCATTTATGAATTTAGAGGTGACCTTATATGTCGAAAAACAATTCGATGTAAAATCAAAAGAAATAAAAAATTCATTAAAAGACATTATAATTAACGTCATAGACAACGGTTTGGATAATAAAAAATTATTTAATTTCTACAAAAGCAAAAAATAATACGGATATCGATGTATTTATAGGAATAAATCTATAAATGAAGATATTAGGTCCAAACGAAACGGGGAAAGGAATTTTAATCGAATACGACGCAGGACACGTTTCCCCTGAAGACAACAAAAAAATTATATCAGAAATGAAGAATATGGACTTCTCAGAAGACCTTATTCTTTATGCTGTTTTACAAAAATACGACACTCCAAATAAGAACGGAAGAATTTATCCTGAAGTTCTTTTAAAAAGAGAAAACGAAAAATACCAAAATTTAATCAAAAAAGGTGGTGCATTAAATGAATTAAATCACCCATCTTCTTCTCTTATCGATTTAGATAGAGTATCACATTCAATTCTTGAAACTTGGTGGGATGGTAAAATCCTTATGGGTAAGATTAAACTATTCACTTCTCCTGGTTGGAAGAAGATGGGTATTGTATCCACTAAGGGTGACCAAGCAGCGATGTTAATAATGAATGGTGCCACATTAGGTATTTCATCACGTGGAGTTGGTTCACTTAAAAACATAAAAGGTCAAAATATCGTACAAGAAGATTTTGAATTAGTATGTTTTGATTTAGTGTCTTCTCCATCTACTCCAGGAGCATATGTTTTTGCTGACCCATCAGAAAGAGACCAATACCAAGAATCTATTGAAGAGAAACCAATTGTAGATGATAGAATGAAAAAATTAATGGGAAGATTGGATAGTTTTTTATCCAAATAATCAATTTTATTTAGATATCAATACTGAAAAAGTAAATTTTTCATAAAATCACACTATTTATAAGATAATAAAACAAAATTTCACAATGACTGAAAAATCTATTTTAGAACAAGCGTTACTTCAAGTACAGACTCTTGAAGAAGCAGTGAAGCAAAATGCAAAAGGTATACTTGCATCAACAATGAAGCAAGAACTAAACGATTTGCTTAAAGAATCATTGGAAGAAGAGGATGAAGTTAAAGAAACAGAAAGCCCTGTTGATCCTATGGATGAGCAAGCTGCTGATGATGAAACAAATCCTGAAGAAGAGGGAGACGATATGTCAGACGAAGAAGCTGCCGACGATGAAGTTGGTGCTGATGATGCTGAAAATGATACAGACCTCGATAATGAACCAAGTAAAGATGTCGATTCAATGGATTCAGAAGAAGGTGGTGAGGAATTACCAACCGGAGATGAATTTGGAGATGAACCTTCTTTAGACGGCGATGCTGAAGGTGATGAAGATGTTATGGATATGACAGGTGCTTCTGATGAAGAAGTATTAAAAGTATTCAAAGCAATGAAACCTGAAGATGGTATCGTAGTTAAGAAAGACGGTAATCACGTTGAACTTGGAACTGGTGATGACGAGTACATCATTAAACTTGATGGCGAAGACGAATCTGGTGTTGAAGATATGGGTGGTGAACCTGAAATCGACGAAGATGTTGTTTACGAAATTGAGTTGGGTGAAGAAGAGGAAGAAGAAACTAAAGAAGTTGAAGCTACTGAAGAGGAAGAAGAAACTAAAGAAGTTGAAGCTACCGAAGCTGCTCACACTAAATGGAATGCACACGGAGGTGAAAGAACTGGTTTAAAGAGTAAGAAATTATTCAAAGCAGGTTCTAAAGCAATTAACGAAGAAGTTGAAAACTTGAAAAAACAAAATGCAGAATATAAAAAAGCATTAGTTCTTTTCAAAGAAAAACTTAACGAAGTTGCTGTATTCAATGCAAACTTAGCTTACGCTACTCGTTTATTTACTGAACATTCTACGACTAAACAAGAGAAATTGAATATTCTTAAGAGATTTGATTCAGTTTCAACAATGAATGAAGCTAAAAACTTATTCAACACAATAAAGGCTGAATTAGGTACAAAAACTACAGTTACTGAAACAGTTGTTGAAAAAATCTCTAACACGCCAACATCATCTTCTTCTCAAGAAGTATTATCAGAAGCTAAGGCTTATGAAAATCCACAATTCAAGAGAATGAAAGATTTAATGGCAAAAATAAAATAAAAAATTAAAAACAAAAAACATACTCAAATGGGAGCATTATTAGAATCAGGTATGGTTGGTAACATCGGTCTTAAGCACTTACGTGTTATCAAAGAAGATACCATCAAAAAATGGGATGACTTAGGATTCCTTGACGGATTAGAAGGTCACCAAAAAGATAACATCGCGCAATTATATGAAAACCAAGCGTCTTATTTAATCAACGAAGCAGCAGTTGCTGATGCGTCTGGTTCTTTCGAGACTGTGGTATTCCCTATCATTCGTCGTGTATTCTCTAAATTATTAGCTAACGACATCGTGTCTGTACAAGCTATGAACTTACCTATCGGTAAATTATTCTATTTCATTCCTAAAATTCAGGACAGAAATAGTGATCGTCACTACGCACCATATGGTTGGCCTGGTACAGGTTCTACTACAGATGGTTATAGCGACACTGCAAGAAATCTTTACGACCGTTTCTACGAAAATGGTGATGGTAATGCACCTACAGAAGGTCTTTTCGACTATTCTAAAGGTAGATATTCTGCGGTTACAATCGCAGCAGCTGCGGCTTCAACGTTCTCAAACGGTACTGCAACTGATTTAACTTTCCCTAACCAATTAACAGGTGCAACTGGTCAATCTTCAGTTATCTTGAAGTTCACTGGTTTCGCTCAAGATGGTCAAGGTAGATTAATTGGACCTAACGGTGCAATTATGGATACTGAAGAATTCTTAGCATCAGCTGAGGTTAAATTATCAGGTACATCTAAAAACTTCAATATCGTTACTCAAAAATATGGTAAAGGTATTGTAGCTTACGGTTCTAAAGCAACATCATCTAACTACCCTGCAGGTCGTTACAATGACCTTTGTGATGAAACAGGTACAATGTATGTAAGTGTTGATTTACAATCTTATGATTCTACATCAGGTTTCTCTAACCAAGTTATTGCAGCTTCTGCAGCAATTGGTGATTTCACAATGACATATCGTGTATATGATTCATTAGAATTCGAAGAAGAAATCGGTGAAGTATCTTTCGACTTACAATCAGTAACAGTTTCTGTAACTGAAAGAAAGTTAAGAGCTAGCTGGTCTCCAGAATTAGCACAAGACGTTAGTGCATTCCACAACATTGACGCTGAAGCTGAATTAACAGCTTTATTATCAGAGCAAATCGCTGCTGAAGTTGACCGTGAAATCTTACGTGACTTACGTAAAGGTGCCGCTTGGACAGCTAAGTGGGATTATAACGAATGGAAATATGGTGCTACAGGTAACACTCCATTCTTAGGATACACTCAAAAAGACTGGAACCAAACGTTAATCACTAAGATTAACCAAATTTCAGCTCAAATCCACAAGACTACTTTAAGAGGTGGTGCTAACTGGATTGTTGTATCTTCTGAAGTTTCTGCAGTATTCGATGATTTGGAATATTTCCACGTATCAAATGCTAACCCAGAGCAAGACCAATACAATATGGGTATTGAAAAAATCGGTTCATTAGCTGGTCGTTACCAAGTTTATCGTGACCCTTACTTCCCAGCAGGTAAAATCCTTATCGGACACAAAGGTAAGTCATTATTAGACGCAGGTTACATCTACGCTCCATATGTACCTTTACAATTAACTCCAACAATGTATAATCCATTCAATTTTACTCCTATCAAGGGTATTATGACAAGATACGCTAAGAAAATGGTTAACAACCGTTACTTCGGTGTAATCAACGTAAGTGGTTTAACAGCGTTCGGAACAGATACTTTAAGATAATCTTAAAACTATCAATAAAAAAACCCTCGAGAAATCGGGGGTTTTTTATTTTTGGTGTATTCCAGATTATTTTGTATATTTGCATTATGTCAGAAGTGGATTATAGTAAATTAAGATTGGGTGTCCTTGAAAAAATGATATACTCAAGAGGTATTGAGTGTAAAATGAAAAAGGATGAAATGGTTAGAATATTGAAACTCGACGACGAGGGAAAATATGAACCCCCAATGGGAGTAACCACATATGAAAAGGCCGATGGCGGATTTAATATTGGTATTGATATTAAAAATCAATCAGATTTAATACAAATAGGAAAATTGGTTGAAAAAAAGGAAGCGAAATCACTCAATAGATATTCCGACAATAGAATATGGTATTGGTCAAAAATTAAGTTAATATGAATTGGATAGAGTATTTTTTAAACATTGCAGAACAAGTAAAACTTAAATCTAAGGACCAATCTACTCAGATAGGTGCAGTTATAGTAGGAAACGATAATGAGGTCCTTTCTACGGGTTATAATTCATTTCCAAGGGGTTTAGATGATTCATTACAAGAACGTCAGGAAAGACCTGAAAAATACTTCTGGTTCGAACACGCGGAGCGTAATGCAATATATAACGCAGCAAGAGTAGGAACTTCTTTAAAAGGGTCTTCAATATATCTTACTTCAGGATTACCTTGTATGGATTGTGCAAGAGGTATAGTAAATAGTGGAATTAGAACTGTTTACTGTAAAGAGGTGTGTACTACAAAAAATAAGGAGAAGTGGGATGAATCTCAAAAGAAATCTCTCCAACTCCTCCTTGAATGTGGGGTTGATGTGAAATATTATTAATTACCAAGTCTTACAAGCCCAATAACGAGGTTTCCAACGTGGTCCTGGATTTTCACAATGATGTCTTGCTCTAAATGATTTACGTCTTTCGGGATTATTTTTCTTAATAACCATTCTTTTTCCGTGAGCAGATTTACCACCGAAACCAAAATTTACTTTAACTACTTTACCTTTATCATTTTTAACGTAAACTTTAAATTTCTTAATATCTCCTTGCATAATTTTACCTAATTGAACTTTACGTCCTTGGTATTCCGCTTCATTTAATAGATTATCAGGTTGGTATTCGGTTTTATGTACCGTACCAAATTCGTCTTCGTAAATTAAATCTTTTAAGTAATCATCGTTAAACTCAAATAATCTTTTAAATTGTTCTTCGGTGATTTGGATTACCATTTTCTTTTCCATTTGTTCGTCAAATTTTGTCATTGTTGGTTTATTACCTTTACCAATTTTAGGGTCTTTTTTTTCCGCTCTTCTTTTTTGTGAAGTCATTGCCTTCTTTTCTTTCTTGTCATATGAAGATACAATTTTAGGTGTGTCTTTTGAAACTTTTTTAGAAGGTCTACATTTAGGGTAAGCCTTTCTACCTTTTTCTCCATTTGCACTACTTCTACCACAAGGGGGATGTTTACCATCTATCTTGCGACTTACGTCGACCCATTTTTCTTTAAACCATCTAGCTAAATCTTCTTGGATAATCTCTCCGTTTTTGATGGATAGTTTAATATATTGTAAATCTTCTTCGTTAACTAAAACTTTCATATTTTACTTTTTACCTGAACAGTAAGAACCTGAACAATGTTTTTTACCGTCCAATCCTTTTATTTTACCTTTACAAACCTGAACAGCGTATCCATTTGCATATGCAGATGGGTAAACTTTAAATTTTGATTTTGCCGCAGATATTCCTCTTGAACATAATTTATTACCTTTTTTTTGAGCTTCAGATAAATTTTTTTGTTCAAAATATCCACTCATAAAATTTGCAACCTCCTCAATATCGTCTTTTGATGTTGTGATATGGTCGCCAGCCCAAGCGTGTTCACCTGTAACCATTTTTGGAAATTCAGGGTTATTTTTAAAAGATAATATCTTTTCAATATCATTTTTTATTTGTACAAGGTTACTTAAAACCATATAAGTACCTTCATCAGTTATGTGAGATTCTTGTTCTTTTATCACCGCATTTATGTGTTTCTTAACTAATTCTTCTATTTTCATACCTATAAATATTTTTATTTTTCTGATAAAATTTCAAATTTTATATACTCATCATAGAAAATTTCTTCAGTATGTGTTTTACCTTTTATTTCTATAAAATACTCTCTTGGAATATAAATTGAAGTATCTAAAGTGAATGAGTTTTCATTTGTGGTATCTATTAAAGTCCAATCGTGTATTGTCACATTAGTATTACCCTCTTTAATAAACATTCTATAATAAATTTCATT